ATGGGTGATAAATATAAGGCACAAAAAAAATATGCAAAAGCCAATATTAAAAAACTCAGTTGTTCATATCCTAGCGAATTTGTAGAAGAATTTAGAGATGCTTGCAATAAATTAGGAATCAAACAATCTGAAGTTATAAGAAAAACAATGGAAGCAGTTATTGAAAACGCAAAAAAAGACCAGAGCAATTAAGCCCTGGTCTTTTCTTATGCTTTAAATTGTTGTGTAGTCGAGATTTAGTCGAAATTAAGTCGAGTTTAGTCAACATCTTTATGAATAACCTCATAATAAAACTTAAATTAGACTTTTTTCAAATACTTTCTAGCAACCCAACCGCTTGGAATCTTTGCCCAATCTCCATTAAATTCAGACACAGTAACACGAGTGCCATAATTTAGACAGCCATCCTTATCGTAATCGTGGGCTTTAGCATTCTTAGTTAATTCCTCATATGTCTTTCTTCTACAGTTAGCTCCTGGCCCTGTACGGACCTTTAAGTCGCTAGCAGTAATCATATAAGTACCTAAAGTGCTAGATGCATTGCTCTGTGGCTTAGGTGTAGGAGTTTCAACATGTTCATTTACACTCTTATTTAAGATACCCTCTACAATTGCCTTTGCACATAAGTCACTATTCCACTTCACTTTATCAATAGCGTTGTCAACAAAGCAACACTCAACTAGAAGCGCTGGAGAATTAGTCTTTCTCAACACATATAATTTAGTTGTTGTCTTAACACCTCTGTTTCTAATACCTAGGGTGTTAGAAATATTCTTGGCGATTCTTTCAGCTTCATCTTTGGCTTTTAAGCTGTCACTATAGATATACACCTCTGTGCCTGTGCCACCACCAGCATTGAGATGGATTGACACATCTAAACTAACTTTATGATCGTTACACTTTCTTACAATATTTCGTAAGTTAGCGTTCTGAGTTTTTCCCACATCGTCTGTACAGTCATAAACTGTATGTCCGTTTGCTCTTAATAACTCAATGACTTTATTTTTAACTTTTCTGTCTTCATTGACTTCATCTAATAAACCACTTGCTCCGCGACATTTTAAACTATGTCCACCATGTACGTTAATAATCATACTTTATACCTTCTTTCTTATAATTCAATTCCTTCGATTTCCGCTCTAATCTTAAGGGTGCGAATATAATTTCCTAAATGCTTCTTTTGCTCCTTGAGTAACTCAAGCGAACATCTAGGAATGAATGTCAAAGTACGTGCCTCATACTTGACAGTCATATCATCTAATTTGTCATATCTGATTTTTGCCTGCCAGTATTCTGCCTTAAATCTATCCTTATAATCAGAACTGTTCATAAGTTCTACAGTGTCTTGTAATTCCATTGTTTAATCCTCCTCAAGATATGTGCCGATTCCATAATCTGACGCACACATGTATTCGATTCTGCATCCTCTTGCTTTGTTCCATCCTTTTAAAAAGTAAGCAATATCAGCAGTTGATAATAATTCAATAGATTTTCCAAGGTACCATAATGGAGTACCTTCTCCATCGATAAAACTATCAATAATTTCAGCATCATCACCATAGAGATTTTTGATTTTTTTTATAGCCTTTTCTCTGTTGTATCTGATTTCTTCTTCAGAGAAACCTTTCATAGGCTGTGAGATGAATATCTTCATGTCTCATACCTCCCACTTGATACATCTATTTTCTAATTTACGGTATGCATCAAGATACATTTCTTGTTTGTCTCCGTTATAAGTACATTCAAAATACATTCCGTCTAACAGTGTAGTTGATAACAGCGCCTTGTTGTTTTGAAGTGTCTTGCACACCCACACAACATAGATATCGAAATCCTGTGGATCTTCTAGATGTTCTTTTGTATATCTTCTTACTTCTTCAACTGCAATCTTTAGAAATTCGTCATTACCCATTATTATTCTCCTTGTTGATAGCGTTTTCTGCTACTTCTAAGCCTTTAGTTAAAACAGATGGTACATTGTCACCTGCTTCAACGAAGTTTTCGATGATGCTTCTTAATTCATTGATAATGAGAGATGCTAATGTAAACCATCCAACATAAGTAGTGATAGTCAAATCAACATTAATTGTCTGTCCAATCTCAATGAAAATAGCAGATGCAAGAAATGCTACTAGCACCATTAGCCAGTACCCCAACTTTTTCCATACACCTCTGACTCCCTTAGCAGAATTCTCCTTCCCTGTTAATCTAGACTTTCTAATTCCTGTGATGTAGTCGATGATGTTTAATGTTAAAAAGCCTACGAATAAAAACCAATGTGTGCCTAATGCAGCAGTCAATACCGCTACAATAGTGCCACCGATAGCGTTAATCGCATCCATGTATTTTAATGATGTATCATATAATTTCATATTTCCTTCTCCTTTAAGCATATGAATAAATAAATGTGCCACATACGTATGCACTATTTACATTGTCTTTCAATGATGTGATGGTCCATTGATTCTTTGTACCATCGTTGGCCATGGGGTAAAAACGTATCACTAAAGTTCCGCCTGGATAAACAGCAGGAACAAAAACATTTTGCCTAGGCTTTTTATCGTTAGGGAAATTACTCCATATATATCCCCCTGTGTTTCCACCAATTGGAGCAGTCAACGAACCATTCCAGTTTATTTCACAGAGTTTCAATCCGTCGTTATATCGGTATTTCAGTGTGATACCACATGCATTAGTTCCACAAGAGATCCAATCAGACCAGCCAATAACTCTATGCTGTATCTTCTTATCCGTGAGCACGGGCACCCACGTATCTACTTGATTCTCTGTATCAAAATCAAATACATACCCATTAAATGACTGCGCTTCAAGAGGCATATCCACCTTTAACTTTCCAGTCTCTGCCTTGCATCCAACTCCAATTCCTCTGCCATCTGCTGAAAAATCAAGCAGTTTGAACGAAGGAGCGATAGCAGCATAAGATGCAACACCATCTGTCGTAAAGTAATCCTTCACAAGCACTCTGAAGGAATAGGCATTATCTGTATTGAACTTGTTAGCAGATGATATATATACCTTGTTCTCGCCACTGTATGAATCTGTATAAGTTGCAAGAGTAGTCCATGTTTCACCATTTTTGTACTGGATCATGACAGACTTATCATTTTTATTTGCAACAGGTGCAATTGAAAATGAATAAGTAATCTTAACCGCTGTGCCGTCATCATCAGCCTTATTAGATGTCACATTCCAACGCTGTGCAGTTACATTCTTGACTGCTGGTGACCACCACTCTGTAACACTAATGTTTTTAGACAGTGTAGCCTTCTGACCTCTCGAATCTGTAACCGTTGATTTAAGCGTAACTGTACCAGACGATTTCAACGGCTGAGTTGTAAAGAAACTGTTAGGACCAGGTATACTCTGTCCATCAATTTCATTTTGGTAGTACGTGATTGTAGCACCATTCTTTGTTGAGGTAGATACATTGCATTTGACTTTCGAAACACCCTGTATAATTGTTGATGCTCCGAATCTGTTTGCGATAGTAGTATCTTCATTTGTATATGTGATTCCTGTTACAGTAGGCTCATAGCCCGATGGAAGCACTAAATCCAATCGGCAATAGTTAGTACCGATGTACTTTCCTGCATGGTTATATGTATCTACCTTGAATGTCATATATGAATATGACGTGTTAGTCATCTTGCTGATTAACGAAGTCGGTACTGTCCACTTAAATTCATCATTCCACTGCTCGGTAGCAATCTGTACATTCATATCATAATAACTGTACGTGATTACGTGCCCAAAATCAGATGACGCTCTAGGTGTCTTGATTGTGACACTGTTGCCAAAATATACAGATGTTGGAGAACAGTATGGCTTAGTCGCTCTAGGAATGACATCGCAGTCGATACCACCCGAAGCAGATACACTGCCCACATAACTACCCGAAAGAGTTACTTTCAATTCCTGTGAGAATGAGAAATCAAAATGCTTCCCACCGTTGCTGTCATGAGGAATCTTGATGTTTGTAACTGTCGCAAGTGTTTTTGTTCCACTACCTCCGATAGTCACTCCACCAGACCATAACAGTACGCCATTAGCCCACATAGAGCCGTATTTAGTAGCGCTTGAGTTAATATTCCACTTATAGTATTTAGTTAGTGTAGCAGTCCATAAATCATAGTTTCCGTCAACATTAACACCTGTTCGTGTCATTGTCATTGTGACATTACCATTGCCACCACCAAACGATGCACTGCATGTTGCATATGTTGCCATCAGTCACCACCTACTTTCTTAAAGGTTAAAGATCCATCGTGGTTAACAATGAATCCGAAGTTTCCGATTCTTAGTGAACTAGAAACTTCGATGTTTGAGTTATACATTCTGTTGTTAGCGAAGTACGCTACTTCGTCATTGTTCTGAAGAATAGAGTACTTGCTGTTTGTCTGTTTTGTTTTGAATTCAGATTCCTGTTTACCTATCTCTATGCCTTCTGCGTTGAATCTGATATAAGTATTCAGCTGAGTCTGATTGTTTGATACAGTATCAGAAAGAGAACTAAAGTCTTCTTTCTTTACAAATCCCATCTGAATGCTTTCTGTTGTCTGCTGAATAGTAGATACAGTAGAAGCAAGGTTTGCGCCGTCAGAGGCACTGTAATAATTCTCTGATACTGTCTGTAAGATGGATGCCTTGGTCTGCTCAATAGATGAAGAAGCGTCCTTAGTCGCCTGCTGCAGCTGACTGTTCATGTTGTTTATTCTGTTGTCGTAATCATCAATGATTGACTTTAGGTCATTTGCAAGCACTGGGATGGTCGTTGTATATGTTCCATCATCCCATAATATTTTTGACCTAACCCAGTAATAATGCTTGTCAATGTAGTCATCGGGAACGCTTTTCCACCCGCTACTGCTTGCGTCGGGCATTTTCGTTGCAGAATCTGATAGATAATACTCCGGAGTGATTGAGCGAATCCCCTGCCCGTCCTCGCCATCATTGACTCTCACGAGGGTCATGCTAGCCGATGCCTTAATCATATGATTATCCTTCTAACTGTGCGCTGAATGTTGCCTTATTTGTAATATCGCCGGCACCGATTGTATATGTTGCCCCTGTTGCTACTGCAGTAGTTCCACCATCCTTGTACCACTTGATGGTTCCTAATGCAGATAGAGCAGAGCCAGTTACTTCAACTCCACCCTTATAGACATGAGCAGTTAAAGTTGTAGCAATAGCGGTATTTTTAAAGATTGTTCCACCACTTGAGGTGATCGCCATTGTGATAGCGTCTAAGCCATCCTTTCCGTTTGTGCCGTTTGTACCTTTGTAGGAAACTGAATATGATTCAGTATGCTTACCATCCGAATAGTTTACAACAGTCTTTGTCCATAGATACTGACCATTTGCCACACTAGGCACTGTAGTACTCCATGTTCCTATTGGAGGAGTAGTGCCACTTGTACCTGCCTGGTAAGTAACCGATGTTGAACTAACAGTAACACTTGTACCATTTGAACCGTTAGAACCGTTTGTACCCTTGTAAGAGACTGAATACGCTTCTGTTGATTTGCCATCAGAATACTTGACTACTGTCTTAGTCCAAAGAAACTGACCATCCGGTACGTTTGGAACAGTAGTGCTCCACTCACCTGTTGGTTTAGTGGTTCCGCTTGCACCAACCTGGTATGTTACAGAAGTCGAACTTACAGTAACACTTGTACCATTCTGTCCTGTCTGCCCCTTGAATGCGATAGAGTAACTGAATGTCTTGTTGATTGTGATATCACCATCAACGACGATAGGGATAGTAATAGTACCACTCTTAGTTAATGCAGATGTTGCAGTAACTGTGATTGTTGGCATTGGTGACTTTCCATCAGAAACTGCTGAGATTCCTGTAGGACATGTGATAGTTCCTACAGTACATGGAACCTGTTCGCTACCACATAATGCCATTACCTGTGTAGTTGTTGTCTGTGTACCGTTTACAGAAGTAGTAGTACCTAAGAATGTATAGTTGTCATTAGTTAATACAACCGAATAGCCATCGGTTAAGTCGATAACGTCAATCTGATTGACCGCTTTAATTGCCATAATTTTCCTCCTAAATGTTTAATTCGCAGTTGAATACTGCCTTGAATTTAATGTCTTTTGCTGAAATAGTAAACATGAACCCGTTATCGTTGAGTCTTGTATCATCTAACGGGATCTTGCTGAATTCTGTCTCTCCATGCCTTTTAATGAACCACTGCAGATAGGCATTATCTCCAAATGTTTCTCTCAGTTTTGAAGAGTTATCAATCACAACCCCGCCAACATAGATATTCACTGTGAAAATAGTTGCCACATCGCTGTTCTTGAATGTCGTGCCATTTGATGATTCTATACACAACAATATAGAATCCTCGCCTTTTGCACCTGTTATACATACTGGTGTACTGTATGTGACGGTATTGTTGATCGTTGTGGCTGTTCTCTGCCATATATAGAATCCTGGACGCCATGTCGGTGCAGTCTCTGACCAACCTGTTTCCGGCGGAATCGTTCCGTCATTCGAAGAAGCATACTCGCAAACAAACTTCTTAACTGAACCCTGTGCCTGTTTGATTGCTTCTCCAGCCTTTTCTTCAACTTCTGAAACCCTTAGCGATATCTTCTCATTAGACAGGCTTAATTGAGCCATCTTGTCATTGATGCCTTCCTGTTCCTTTGCGATTATATCTAGTTTCAATGATTCCTGGTCCTGCTGGACCTGCAGTTTTCTGATTCGTGTTGTATTAGATACGCGTTTCACTGTCTTTTCTTCGTTCTTTGTTGTCACACTGCCGTCAACCGTAGACATTGAGAACTGTCCACCTTTGTAATTGACAGTTAGATCAGATACAAAGAAAGTGAATTCATTGCTGTTATAATTAACAAGAGCACCAGGAAGAAGGTTATCAATCGATATCATCGTGACATTCTTCACCTGGTTGAAAGTCAATCCTTTAAGTCTGTCATAGATGCTGTCTATAATGCTCTGTTCATCTGCATATAGATTTGCTGAATCAATAAATAGCGTATTTCCTGTTTCGTCGCCTTTAGAAAGAGGATTGAGACCATTTTCAGCATATACTCTTGTGAGTGTATACACTTCATTCTTCTCATAATCTGTTAAATCCTGTGTAGCAGCAAAGGCAGTCTTTTCAATTGGTACAAACCTAATAGAATCAATTCCCTCTGCATAGACATTTGCCCCAAACAGTTCCGCAATCCATCCGAGATAGTTTCTTATCACAATCGTGTTATCGTACCATGATACGCTCTTATCGAGAACGTACTGCGGTATTCCTTCACGAATAATAGAAAGACCAGTCAGACTTTCAATCTCGTCTAGCTGGTCTTTTATAGCGACAGGATAAGACAGTTTAGTATCGTATGCCTTGTCAAGAGAATGGTTGTTGTCATACATCTTGAGAGTGAATTCCTTGGTGTACTTCTCCGGCTGATCATACACCTTGAAGTATCTTGTATCAGATGCATCATTCTCCTTGACTTCCCAGTACTTGCTGATGTCGATATTGTCAAGAATGCCGTCATAGTTATCGAACTTCATTGTCAGTTCAATTGATGGCACGTTGCCTATCATTCGGCAGTCAGCAAAAGAGACAGACATCTTATAATCAAGAAGTCTGTCCGTTACATCATTATTTCCGTATTTAATAAGCATAGTATCACACCTCTATTAAAGAAACAGAGAATGATTCTGCTTTTATTCCTGTCTTAACTCTTTTGTAGTTATATTTTTTATTCCCTGCATACATTATCTTGGTTCCTCTTATGCCATGATCAGGGATATATAACTCACAGGTAAAAGTCGATGGTGTTAATGCTTTAAGAAGTGACATAACATCTGTCAGAGGCGTTATTTTGTACGTTAAGGTCACTTTCAGCATATTTGCACGAATTCTGTTCCTTCTCAATACACCAGTAGATACCGGTCTGACACTATCGCTATCAAGATCACTAATCTCTACACTTATTTCAGAAGGTGTAGGAAGTGCTGTACCATTAACTTTTATTTTCGCTTCATCTGCCATAAGTAGCACCTCCTAATAGTCAAATACAGGCTTTCCTGTACGTGCTTCATAATCTTTGATGTTATCAATTACCATTTTGGTAATAACCTTGCCATCTTCTAATACCAGATTAATAACATAAGTGGCATTTCCTCCACCTTCCTGGACAGGCATTCTTTCAATAAGTCTCTCAGCAATCATATCAAGACCTCTTGTATTTCTCTGTAAAGGAATAACTGCTTCTGGTCCTGCCTCACCAAAGACTGCAGGTGTAGCTCTATCTACAACAGCACCTTTTGCCAGTCTAGGCACCTCAGAAATATGGAATCCTTTGCCACCAACTCCTGGAACCCAATTAGGGACCTTAATCTTATTAATCCCCCTGATGAACGTGTTAATCCCACTGATAATTGCATTCAATGGTGCCTTGAATATATTTCCCAAACCAGAAATAACGCTATGGAATATCTGTTTTACACCTTCCCACGCTTTTCTCCAATTACCTGAAAAAGCACCTTTGATGAATGTGATAATACCATTGAATACACCTTTTGCCATTTCCCAGATTGATTTCACTTTTGCCAGGAATCCATTTAAGCCGACCCCCAAAAGACCTAGACTCTTTGTCCAATCTGTATAAAAGATAGTTTTGAGGAAACCGCTGAACCCTTCAAAGATCTGTTGAATTCCCTTCCATGCTTTGTCTGCATCGCGCGTGAACATACCTACAAAGTAATCGATTAATCCTTGGAAAATTTTAGTTACAGATGCAACAATTTTTGAAATAATATTTCCCCACGTTTTGAAGGAATTAGTTAAATTTCCTACAACAAAATCAACGAGAGGAGAAAGGATATTCTTCCATAAGAAATTGATCACATCACCTACCGTATTAATAACTGGCTTCATTGATTCCCATATCTCTATTACACCTTTTAATGCAATGCTGAGAATAGTTACAAGGAAATTAGCAAGAGGAGCCATAATATTCTTCCAGAATGATAATGCAACAGTTGCAACTGCCTCGACAGCTTTCACAAATACTTTTGCAAGAAATGTTGCAATAGGCACTATGATTGTATTGAACACATCAAGTAGGAAAGAGAATAATGGCTGAAGAATATTCTTATAAATATTTTTTAATATCTCCATTAATGCATTCACTGCATCAATCACAATTTTTCTGAACGTTTCGCTTGTCTGATAAAGATAAACCAATGCAGCAACAACTGCACCGATTGCTACTGCTACGATTGCAGCAGCTCCTGCTGTTGTTCCTAGTACTCCCTGAATAACAGACAGTACTCCCCAGTTTGAAACTGCCAGCCACAACTGCTGGAAAGGAGCAATAAGAGCCGTAACAGCAGAAACAATAGCTCCCCAATGCATTATTGTCTCAAATGCTAAAAAGCCGGCTACAATGCCAGCAATCAATGCGATAATAACAGGCTGATTTTCATCAAACCATTTTCTTAATTCCTTAAGTTTTTTCAGAATTTTATCTACTGCCTTCGAAATCTTATCACTGCCCTTATCTGCTTTGTCTTCTCCTTCTCCCCAATCAATTCCACCAATATCATAGCCACCATCACCGACACCGCCGGCTCCTGTGCCTCCGTTTCCTCCTGAACCGCCTGCTCCTGATGAATCTGAAGAATCGATATTATTTATCTCATCTATTGAGGCCAGTGTGCCTAAAGCCTTGGCGGTCTTTTTGGCCTGTCCCTCTGTTCCTTTAAGCGATTTATTTAAACCCTTAGAAGAGTTGCCCGCAGATTTCATAGAACTTCCTGCTGATTTTGAAGAATTTCCAACAGAATTAATTGCTTTAGTTGTCTGTTTTGTACTAGCTTTTGCAGAGTTGGACTTTTTACCAAATAATTTGCCAAAAACACCCGCAATAACATTTGCTACAGTAATAACCTTCCCGATTACTGTATTGAGTACTCTGATAACAGGTGTAAAAGCTGCAACAAGACCATTACCAATAATGCCAAGAAGCTGTTTCCATTGTTCCTGTAGTATTCTGACCTGGTTTGCCCATGTGCCACTTGTTCTAGCAAAGTCTCCTTGTGCAAGTGATAACTGCTGCATAACATAGTTATATCTTAAAGTAACAAGTTCTGCCTGACTCATATTGTTGATATTTGTTGTAATACCTTGAGATAGTGCATACTGCTGCAGATTTGTCTGTGTCATTACGATGCCAAGATCTTTTAAGGTCTCAGTTTCTCCAGTGAATACAGATTTCAATTTCACATCTGCTAATTCTTGAGAAATATTATAGAAAGATGCAACATCTCCTGTTAATCCAGCAAGCGATATTGCCATGTCACTTGCTTTGTTTGCTCCAAGGCCCATGCTTGAAGCCATTGCCATATATGTAGAGGCCGTTTTCTTTGCACTGAGCTCACTCATACCGAACTGCTGAATAGAGTTGCTGGCAAACTTTTCAGCTTTCCATGACATATCACCAAATGCTACATCAACAACGTTCTGTACTTCGGTAAGATTGGATGCTATGCCTATTGCCTGTCTGCCTAATCCAATCAATGCCTTAGTTCCTTTGTATGCTGCTGCACCAATTGCAGCAAAGCTGAATGCAGATTTGATTTTTCCAAAAGCATTATTTATGATATCGGTTTGATTGTTTATGTTTTTACTTGCGCTTTTTGTCTGATTGACTGCATCATTCAATGAAGAATTGAATTTGCTTGTTTCAGCGGAGATTATAACTTTAAGTTCCTCTAATGTCATCCATTTTTACCTCCACCATATTTTCTGTTATGATAATTTGCAAACTTTCTTCTCTGCGCTTTGAAGTTTTCAAATTCATTGTACTCCTGCTGCTTTTTATGCTTTTCTTTCTCTTCTTCGAACAGACCAGGATAATAATCCCAAAGACCATGCATTTCTTTTTGATTATCATTTCCATTAACAATAAGATTGATGCCTTCTATAATCTGTTGAGCAAGGTTATGAGCATGTATTGCCTGTTGTTTCTGTTTGTATTTCTCTCTTCTTCTGTAAGAATCTATTTCATCTATAATATCTCCAAAAGATGAATTCCAGAATGCATCAGTGCTTATACAGCAGTCAAGAGCGATAGGATATAATTCATTGATCATATCGCTCAGTGTCTGATATTCTACATCTGCTCTTTTGCTTCCTCGATATTTTCGTTCATCGTATCTGCCTGAGCCTGTGAGAAAAAACCACTTACCTGAAAAATCGGAAGAAACACATCAGTCATGAATGAAAGCTGTGAGCCACCTTCTTCTTCGTATTTATCAAATAATTCAATTACATCTTTTTCTTTGATACCATGATTGTATTTCTTTATCGCACCATGAGTGATAAGCAGCATCACTTTAAGCGGTGGCATCTCATTATTTTCAGTATTTGACGAAATAACGCTTAGTAGATTTGCATTGAACAAACTTTCAAGTCTGATAATTTCCTGAGTTGTGAGTTTTAATTTATATTCAGTATCTCCTACCTTCCACAAAGCGAAAGGCTGTTTTTTTTCTTGTTTCTTTACAGGTTCTTTTTCTTCTTCAAGAATATTTAAACCTTCTGATAATGCTCCCATTTTATGCCTCCTTTATCCAATAATTGGGTCAGTGATTGTAAACGCAGATGATAATGCAATGTTCATATCAAATTCAATTACACCATTGACTCCTCCACCTGTTCTTTTTAATGAAATCTGTCCATTGAATTCTGTGGTAGTACCATCTTTTAATGTTTCTTTAAAAGATAATTTTTCTCCGCTCTCTTCATATTTTCTTAATACTCTGTATGGGCTGTCAGTTTCTGTATTATCATATTTGAATTTATATGTAATATCTCCTGGATCTCCGATACCCATTTCATAAACTTTCTGTGTATCATCAAGATCACTATTTTCTACTTTTTCCGGTTCAACACCAATTTCTGGTAATTCTTTTAATCCTTTTAATTTTGTATAGGTTGATGCCGTCTTGCTTTTGAATTCTAACTTAGCACCATTTGCTAGCATAATGATTCCTCCATTAATTTAATTTGTATGATAGATAAACTGCTTCTTGCAGTCTATGATTGCTTCATATCTCATCTGTTTATGTTTTAATCCGCTTGGATCCGGCACATCGGAACATGATGTTCTCAAGAATCCTAATGTTGTCATCACATCATCTACGTCGCAAGCAGTCTGACTGGTACTGTTGTTATCCCAAATATCAATCCTGTAGCGAATGTATGATGACTGTTCTTTATCATCTGTGAACTCTTCAACCTTATTTTCTTCTTCAACAAACTGCACAGCAGGAAGCATAGACCAGTTGTGTGGATATGCGTCACTTGCATTTTCAGAAACCTTAGATAATTCTTTATATACGATGTCTTTTACATTGATCATTTTATATACACCTTTCTTTGAGCTTTTTCATAAGCAATTTTTTAGCATTTTCATTTATCTTATCCTTGTTGTCATGTGCCGCTGGATACATGAACGGTCTAGCATACTGACCTTTTGTAAGATATCCAATAGGCTTATCACCTTTATATACAACTTTAAAACCATATTCTTCTGCTCTATCAGGTGTCATCGCATCGCCAGGTATCATCCATCCCTGCTGCTTATAATGCACATTGACATTTGGTGAAATTCCATTGTGATTTGCTTCACCATTAGGTCCTGTACCAAACTCATAATAAGCAGCATAAGGAGAATTAGTATAAACAGTTGCTTCTGCACCTTTTGATGTACTTTTGTTTCTGACTTTCACAGATCTTATTAGATCACCACTTACATATGTAATAAGAAGTCTTGCTTGTGCCTGAACTAATAATCCGCCTTGTCTTACAGCCTGTGTGCATACTTCCGATGCGTCATTAGCAGATATCTGCTGAAGCTTTGAGATAAGTCTGTCTGCATTTTCTAGTTTACTCATAATCTTTCAATCTCTATGTGCTTAAAACGCTTATATTTCTGCACACTGACGACTTTATAATTGACACCCTCATAAATAATCATGTCGTGAACATTTATCGTTAAAACACCATAATAATGCATATTCATGATTGCATGGATGCGCATCCCATAAAGTTCAAACTGTGTTGAGCTACTTGCTGGATAAATAATCGCTTCATCATCGTATCTTTTGGATTCATATTCTTCGATATTATTACCCTCAGAATCTTTATAAGGCTTGTATCTTCTAAGAGTGAACTTCTTCAGACTTTTTTTCTTCATCTCTTCTTCTCCTTGCTATTGGTGTTAGACGATAATTATCTACTGCTGATAATATCTCATCTTCTTTCAGATAAGATTCGTTTTCTCCACCTTCACTATATGATGCAAGTCCTTCATTACCTCTTCTTTCGTATCTTACAAGTGCAAGACTAAGAACATGGTCATAAAGAGGTTCTATAAGTTCTGATCTGTTTGCTCTCATAAGAACTCTTTTAGCAGCATTAGAAACAAAAAGAGAGACTATATCATTATCAGTCTCTCCAGTAAGGATTTTAAAATCTCTTTTGATGCTATCCATTCTTATTTGCCTTGATTACAGCAAAAAGCTCATCTTTTGTAAGAGAGTCGTCTGCATCAATATTCATTTCTTTTGCTAGTTCTTTGAGTTCTGCAACATTCATCTTGCTTAAAGGTTTGTTCTTCTTAGCTGATTTTTCTTCAGATGATTCAGATGATAGAAAAGCTTCTAAGCTATCTTCTACGATATAATTAAGCGGATCTGCTTTACATACTTTTATCACGTCTTTATTGATACATTCTGTAGTGATACCCGTCTTAATATTTTTAATAAAGCTCATTTAAATCAGTTCCTTTCTTCTATTCAGGATTAGCAGTCAATACAGCAATGCATTTAGACTGGAATACCTTTGCACCATATACATGTAAGCCTTTAACTGCATCAGAGAATCTTTTCTCTGGTCTGTATGCTTCCGTCTTTAAAATCTGTTCTGCATATGAACCAGCTTCTTCTGTACCACCAATGATCTTATACTTTGTCTTTGTAGTATTAGGTACATTGTTTGATACGTAAACTGTGAAGCCTGCTGCATTACCTACTTCACCGCCTTCTAAGATTGCTTTGTTATAATCTGTACCATTGCCTACAAAGCGCTGGTCCTTTAATAATAATCCATGATACCATGCTGGAATGACTACCCAGCGCCCGACTGTAGGAACATTTGCTTCTGTTAATTTAACTCCAAGATCCACTAATAAATCATAAGCAGTTTCTTTTGTCGGCACTTTTGGAGTTGTATCATCACCAATAGTATTATCAGTATGTACATTAATGGCTAATAGATTAGCTGCAAATGCATCTACAACATCATTCATTGCATATGCTGCACGCTCCATGGCTTTATCCATTAGTTTTGGGTTAGTTTGGGCATTATCAACATCATCTATTGAAAAGTTAAAATACTTTGCCTGATCAATTTTTAACTCCTGCTGTGCACCAGACACGTCTTCAGGTGCTTCAATATCAGTTCCTTTTGTATAATCTTTGATAGTGATATCACCAATCTGGTTTACCTTTACAGTATCACCAAAATTTTTGATTTCTCCTTCATAGTCTCTATTAAGAAGATTTAAATATACGTGTCTCTTATCCAAGTGATTTAATAATCTTGCGCTCCAAATCTGCGGAATAAATTTTTCTACTGACATATTCTGTTATTCTCCTACTGTTTCATTAATTTTTGTATTTCATCCCAATTTTTATTAATTTCTTGGGTGCTCATATTTTTCAAAGAATCCATAGTAATTGCACTGTTCTCTGGTGCCTTTTTAGGTGGTTCTTTTCCTTTGATACGCTCTTCAACAGCCTTTTCAACAGCAAACTGAAAAGCCTTCTCAACTGTATCGATGGACTGTTTACACGCATCAGCATCTGTTAGATTAAGAATTTCAGCCAATTCTGTAGGAATACCCTTATCAGCAAGCTGAACTTTTGCCTGTGCAGTCAGTTCTCTTCTGGTAATTGCTGCTTCTCTGTCATCGAGTTCTTTTGCTCGTTTTCTTTCCTGGTATTCCTTTTTCTCTTTTTCACTCATATTTTCAAGCTTTTGAGCTTCTGTTCTCTGATCTTCAAGATGCTTTTCCCAGGACTTTCTTTCTTTTGCAATTCTTCCTTGAACAATTTTATCAACATCCTTCTGGGTAAACGTCTTTGGTTCCTGAGTTGATCCGTTGTTATCCTGAGTGTTCTGATCCTCTTGACCATCGCCAGTATTCGCTTCATTTCCCGGGTCTTCAGCAAATAGCTGCAGATTAAGAGGCATCATTTTGTTTTTATCTTTCATTACAATTCTCCATTTAAGGTCCGTATGACCATCCCATCTTTTTGTGTCATAAGTTTTTGGACAATAATACAATGCTTATTTTTCTTTCTTAATATCTTCTTGGCAATCAACAACAGCTTTCAGTTTGATAAGTTCTTTAGATCTTTCTTCATCAGCTTCAAATACTTCACCGACATATCTGACAACACCACATTGCTTATCGATAAGATTATGAATAACTTTTAGCTTCATCTTCTATCCTCCTTTCTTCTTATTTCAGACAAAATAAAAAGACATCTAATAATGCCTATGCCTGTTCTTATTTTTTTCCAATACACTTGATTTACTTTTTTCTTTAGGCGGTCCTTGTGATAATTCTGATACTTCATGATATTCATGACCGCAGATCATGCATTCATAGTGCGTATTCCTTACCATACAGTTTCTATGATTATCATAATAATATTTAGAATTAACCTCATAGTAACAGTGTCTATGTTTTCTTAATCCCTGGGCCATCATTTGCCTCCATTCTGGGTAAAATAAAAAACCGACTTATTGCCGGCTTTTTATTACTTTTTAATTATTGGCCTTGCTCCCAGGCCCATTTTTTGCATTTATTAAAAGCTTCAATTGCTTCTTTAGGAGCATCTTCTAAAATGCCATCTTTTACTTTATTTTTATATGGTTCCCATATTTCCATTAATTCTTCTATATCTTTTGGGTAATGTCTTAAAGCCATTTTACTTTTTTCTCCTTTTTTTTAAGCAATGATATGTATTCTGCTTCTACTTCATCATATCGAGAATATGCAAACATTTTTTCAGCATAGTTACTAATTTCACCTACATTATATTCCGTAATTCCATGATCATCAATAAAAACCTTAGCTTGGTCACATGTATATTTTATGTAATCGTGATAATTATCATTAGTTATTTGTCCGAATTTGTTTATGTATTTCTCTGCTTGCTTCATATGCCACAATTCATGCCTGATAACATCTCCATTTTTTCGAACATCTTTTGATAGAACATCAGAGCAATAATATACTGTGTTTTCAACAGCATCATATTTTCCATAGGCACCACTGTATTCGTTTATATCAAATATTACAATTTTAGGTTTACTTTTGATTTTATATTCTTTTAAAATTTTGTCATTTTGAGCTTTTATTCTATGCAAAGCCATAGGCTTTATATGTACTTTTTCTGAAACGTACACATCATCATTATAACTCATAATTTTATTTGCAATTATTTTTACATTTTCTGAATATTGAAATTGAGTCGAATCATCAGAACGAGTTACAGGCCTATAATTTTGCACTAATTCTACTTTTTTCAGATTTTTTATTTTTTTAATATAGACATCAACAGTGTCTACACCATGCTTATCTTGTTGTCTTTTTAACCACTGACCATAGTTTTCTTTAACATCTACAACCTCATCCTTTCCAGCAAACGGATTACGCTGTCTTTTCTTCATATTGTCTGTGATTCCTTCGATATATGGAATCATATGGGAACGACAGTTGGGATGAAGCGGAGGCACATTAACTCCTATCTTGGCATCCTGGACATTTATAATACTTCTATCATGCTGTTGGCATATCTTTGATGTTCTACCATCATGAACAGCTATGAACATCTCTTTCTCGATGCCTGCATCCTTGAAATTAACAAGATCAATAGAATTGATGAACGCAGCCATCTCTGTCCTTACGAGTCTTTCACAGTTTGCTGCACCTGCTGCAAACTTATCCTGTAATGTTTTGGACATTTCTTTATGAGTCTTTCCCATGATAACGCCTAACATTAATTGATCCTTTAGTTCATTGCCTAGATTCTGAGCATTTTCCCATATTCTTTTAGAATAATTTTTATCATACCAGGCTGATTTGAGCATATGATCCACGAGTGTTGGGTCTATTTCAGCAAAGTCATAAGCAATCCCCATACCTTTTGATATATTGAACACATTTCTGTAATAACCGTCATATATCCCTTTTAGATAGGCATATGCGCTATTTTCTTTTTCACGATTATATTCCAGACTCATCAGAGAATCCAATTTGTTCTGTAATTCCATTAGTCTATTTATTCTTGCTCGATAGGCTGGAGCATCAAGTTTTTTTAAAAGTTCTTTTTTTGCACTGCTCGATGGATTGTTTTCAAGCTTCCTCTTCAGTTCTGCATAATCATGATCATTCACAAAATTGTTAAGCAGTTCTCTTGCTTCCTTTTCTGACATAGGTGCTGAATCTGTTCTATGATGATTTCTGTATGAATCAAATATTCCTTCTATCTGTTTATCTGTATACAGATAGGCTTTATGATAGAATCTTTTTACTTCTTCGATGTCTGCAACAGCATTCTTAAGAGCATTATCAAGTTTTTCAGACTGACGTTTTTTCCAGTATTCTTCATTTTTCATATATCAACTAAGAAGCCTTATTAATACCGATAGAATCTGATTCATCATCTTCACTATCGGAAGGAGCATCTTTTTCATCATAGAATGGAACCTCATTTTGAGATTTGAATAATGCCTGCTGTGTTTTGATATTTTCTTCATTTTCTTTCTTTACCTTTTCTGCTTCATTAGAAGCATCCTCAACAAACGGAAGCTGTTCGATAAGAGTTTCATTTGATACCTTTCCACTTAAATTCGCAATCATCTGTGCAAGTTCATTTAAATTTTTAGGAAGTTTTCTAGTGAAAGTTATCTTGATATTGTTCTTATTGATGTTAATTGCTTTAAGACCAAGATAGTTGCAGAACAAATCTATCCTTCTTCGCAGACCTTTCTTGTAATATTTTTCTTTTTCTCCGGTAATCATCTGAAGTCCGAGAAGCTTATATTCCATCGCTACTCCTGAACTATTTCCTACAAAGTTTTCATCTGTAAGATTTGGCACATGAGAAAAAGTATAGATATCTTCTTTAATAGCTTTTCTTAATACTTCCATTCCGCTTTCATCGAACGTTCTAGAAATATATTCAGCTCTTGCCTCGCTCGGAAGTTCTAATAAACCATTCTCTTTTAGAATCTTCATTGTTTCGCTGACTTCTTCATTATCGTCACCCATCAAAGAACCGTAGACAACTAGCAGAGCCTCAACGAACTGTTCTTTATCATTGACACGGTCACTCATTAATTTGTTATAGGCATCTATCAAAGATATCTGTTGTTCAAAATCACCTATGCATAGTTTATTGTTTCTGTATTCGATTATTGGAACATCACCGAAATAGTGAGGAACCATTTCCTCAATCATCCTATGCTTATGAGTAGAACAGTCTATGATCATCGTATATCTATAATTTTTTGTTACCACTGTTGCGCGATAGCAATACTGATCAGTGATTGCATCTTTAAATCTGTAATAATAAACACCAAAAAGAAGATTCTGTTCAATTGTGTCATCATAAACAAGAAATGTATGATCTGCTTCAATGTTCCTGACAGCAATATCCGTAGTATCCTGTTTGATATAAACATATTCATACGCAACACCACAGACACTCATATCATGTGCATTATCCGAATCAGCATCATCAACATCTGCATTATCAAAAGCATCTGTTAGTTTATCCAGCAATGTTTCATCATCACCATCATAAGTGTTATAGGATATTGGAGAATTCATGAAGTATCCAGTAGCAGTATCGGAAATGTCCTTAGCATGATTGCATATTACTTTGTTGTTCGCAGAACCCTTATATTTTTTCTGCCTTCTTTTTATGTCATGCTCTCCTTCATAGTATCTTTTATTTTTTTTGATTTTTCCTATGATATTCCTATGCTTATTAATCAGACTTTCTATCTGTACGATATTAAGTGATGACTCATCATATCTTTCTGCATCGATAGTAAATATATACATCTAATGTTCCTCCTATATCAGACATATTTGCTTCTGTTCTTTCCTGCACGTGCTTTTGATGCAATTATGTCTGTCTCACATCCATATCGTGCAGCATCTATTGAATGGTTGTTCTTATCCGGAAATTCGCCTTTTAGATTTCCATCCTTATCTTTTTCGATTTCATATTCATTAAATTCTCTGTATGCGTTAGGACATCTAACAGGATCAATAATTATCTGTTCGAGGTCCTGGAGCCATTTGATTCCGTTTTCTACACTGTCAGGCCCTTTCTTAGCACCTTTAACTCTTAAACCTAACAATTTGAATTCGTTGATGGTACGAGGCTCTGCACTATCACATGTCACTAATTTATTCAACGGATTAAGCTTCTTAATCATCCTTACTGCCTTCTCGTTTGAAAGACGTGTGCCATAAACCTCGCCAAAAATAAAAAGACGTCTGCGCGTCTTATCAAAATGCATCTTTACACATGCTAATGGGTCACCAGCATACCCAAAGTCTAGTCCGAACTTTAATCTATCAAATACATCAATTTCTTCTTTTGTGATCTCTCTAATATCAAGGTTTGTAAAAACCTCACTACCTGTACCAGTTACTTCACCTAGATAGTCATGATTGTATTTTTCAATATTTGTTTTCTTGGTGTGTTCTGCTTCAATTAGAAACTGCTCCCCAAGCCACTCAGGAGGTGCCTGTAAGTAAGTTGTATGAGAGACATATGTATCATCTCTTTTTACTAAAACTTGCCTGTTGCACCAATTTCTTTGTGATTCAGGAGGGTTGAAAGAATAAAAGACACAATACTCATGTCCACCACGCAGAAGCGACTGATTAATATTGGTTATCTTGTCATATGTTTCGAATTCATCACATTCTTCATACCATACGTATTTAACATAACCTATATGGACCTTTGTTGACTTCATTTTTTTAGGTTCATCGGCACCCTTGAATATTATCTGCTGACCTGTTGGCATATAAGTCATTTTTAATTTAGACTCAGGTATTAACCAATCATCTTGAGCACCTAACTTATAGATGCCCCACTTAATCTGTTCATATACTGAATCTCTGAGAGTGTCTTTTACTCTTCTCATGATAACAGCGTTACTCATAACACCTCGCTGTGCATCTCTCATAATGCCTAAAGGTATCTCAACACCGATAAAAGAAGATTTTAAAGAGCCACGCCCACCTTTTAGCCAATAATGCGTGTAGTCATTGTTTTTTACATGCTTATGAACTTCATAGAAAGCCGGACCAATGGTAGATTTCAAACTAACCTTATTCATCTATATCATCTACAATCACTGTCTTGCCGTTCGATGTAACATCTACATTGTCTGTAAACATGCCAAAACGCTTGCCTAATAGTTCTGCAGCTTTAAGCCTTTCTTTCTCGTCCGGAGGCTTCTGTATGACCTTCTGCATACCGTTACCGTTCATGATCATTACATATGATTCCGATTTAGCGCGCATAACAGATGTAAGATATTCGACTACTTCTTGAATGTCGGCTGTGTTCTCGTTGTGAATCTCTTCCATTTTTTCAGAGATATATTTTTGTATCTCTTCTTTTTTTAAAAGCTTTGAAGCAAGAGGTGCTGCACTGGTGGCACTTTTACAATTGGCATAGACTGTTAGATATGCTCTTGTAGCATTAGTATCTTTTAGATACTCATCACAAAATAGTTTCTGCTTTTCTGTCATAGTCGCACCCCTTTCTCATCAAGTAATAAAAAAAGAGGCTTTATTATGCCTCTCTGCTTAATTTGCCTCTTTTTACCATTATATAACATTTAAATGCGCAATGTTGCGCCGTTTAACGTTTATAACCGTGTATTCACGCTAATCTAGAATAACAATCATCTTTTCAATTGCATCATGTATGTACTTCTCTGCTGTTCTCTGCGATACATGCAGCATGTCAGCAGTATCATAGATGCTCATTGATTCGATATATCGATAGAAAAGTACATCTCTATGATTGATATCATCTAGTTTATCTATATTTTGACGTATGAGAGCCATTTCTTCTAAACACCTATCCTTCATCATGATGTAATCGTTCTGAGTCTTGGGCTCTGAATATGAACCTGTCGGACTGTCTCTATATGAGATGGCTTTAACATTGATTAACTTATTCTGTAGATAGTCTGCTTTGTCTTTAAGATTTCTATATGATTTTAAATATGTTCTGACTTCTTCGGCTGTCATACGTTACCTCCTGATTACTCAAAAATGAAAAATAAATAAATCACTATCACCAATACAAATAGAATAAAAAACAATTTAATTTCACTCCTCCTTATCTTTTAAAGTATATACATAATATTTTCTTGGGGCAGTGCTAGGATGCCTTGCGTTGTATTTATCGCTGTGCTGATTGCTTGCCTTGCAGTAGAAACTAGCTAATCCAATGGATAGCCTATTAGCGCATTCTTCAGCAGTGCCTGCAATAATTACATTGTCATTCATGTCATAGACAACATAGAACTGCCTATCTTCATAGCTTGCTTTTTTCTTTTCTTTCTTGTGTACTTTTCTATGATCATATATGTTTGTCATATATTCCTCATTATCATACACACTCCCTATTTTAATAGGTATCTCATTTGAAAATACACTTTCATGCTTATATATACGTTGCCATCTATGTTTTAGAGCTAATTGAGTAGCATCAACATACTGACTTATCTTTTCTATTGATCCAGTTATATCGGTTCTTTTTCCGTTGCGATATAAAACAAAGTTTCCCATTTAACCTCCTTTCTGGAGAAGAAGAAAACAGTCCTTTACTCTTCCTATTGGTTTTCAATTTGTGTCTTCTCTTCTCCCAGCAACATCATAACTTTATAGTTGGATAGCAAAATTAGCGCTTCATACTCTTATTCAATTTGCAAAGTAAGGTGAAGAGATGGAAGCAAAGCCATGACACTGCTGTTGTTGTTAGGTTTTAAGAATATGTTAGGGCATCAAGTCCATGCGATGATCTTGCTTTTAGAAACAAATCTATTAAGAGTAATCCATATAGATTTTCTTATTTTAAATTTTCTTATGAGTTAAATATAAAGAACTCAATGCCCTGTGTAGTTATCTTATGAATTCATGCTGAATAAATGAGAGTAAATCTAAATAATGGGCACGATCTGTCTTAGATGTCTGTACTCCGTCTAGAGACTGAATCAGATTATTACCATTTTTTAGTCGTGTAACATATACTATTCTTCCGATATCATCATAATAGTTATTATCATACCAAAAAGCACCCAGCTCTCTTTTAGCGGCAAATTTCTGTAAATATCTGATACGTTGCTCTGCTAGTTTCTTAGAATAATAATATTCTTTATGCAGTAAAGTGGTTGAATTACTATTTGTGTAAAATGATATTTTAAAAGGGTACTCATTTTCTTTTGCTGTTCGCAGTTTAAAATAAACTCGATTTAAATCAATGATAGAAAAATGTGTTCTCATGTATTCTTTTTCTTCTTCTGTTTTTGGCTCTTTAAATACATCGAACACTTCAACAAAGTTGCATAGCAATCTTCTGCTTCGCTTAATTTTTCCTGATGCAACTTTAATTGTTGGTTCAACATCTTCTATAATTCCATCTATTCTTTTAAATTTCAGGAGATTATCAGTATTACGTGACGCGTATAGACTGCCATTCTCTGCATATTTTTTAAGCGTTCTTGGTGTAATCTCAAACAACTCTGATATTTTTGCTAAGCTGCTACATCCTACGAGTTCATCTGTATATGCATCATAGACATAGTACGTGTCTGTTCTTTTACCTCGCATTTTATATACCTCCCTTGTCATTTCTTGTCAGTGATTATTTTCTTTATCTTCTTCAATGCCATTCACAATCACCGACATAACAATTAAAATTGCAACAGCAATCACAGATAACACAATAAAAATTCCAATGATCAGCATGACAATAGCAAATATAGAAAATACATTTTCTAATACCTGTAATAAAATCATCTATATCATTCCCTTCTTAACTATTACATATATTTATCATGTGAGTATTTAACGTTCTTGGTATCAGTCTTCGCATAGATCATAGTCGTGTCAATCTGCTCATGGCCTAACATCAACTGCACCTGTTCAATTGGCATACCTTTTCTTAAAGCGGTAGTTGCTGCAGTTCGTCTGAACCTATGAGGATGTATATTTTCGAATCCACATTCTCTGCCGAGTCTTCTGATAGCTATTTCTACACCACTTATTTTCAATCTTTGATGTTTTCCTTTAGTTTTATCAACAGCAACGAATATATATTCATTCTCTATATTTTTTCTAGCATCAAGCCACTGCTGCATCCTGAGCACACTTAAAGTGTTTAAATAGCATACTCTTTCTTTAGCACCTTTGCCGAAGACTTTAATTTCTTTACGCTCTAGATCTAAGTCTTTCAATTTAGCAGTTGTCAGTTCTCCTATACGACATCCTGTCGTAAGAAGAAATTCAAAAATTGCTTGATCTCTCACTACCTTCAGCCACATTTTCGTTCCTACTTCATTAGCGCTCTTCTTTTCTGCGAGCTTATCTCGCATAACTTCAATCTGATCATCAGGAATAGGTTCTTTAATCACTTTATCTACTTTTATTTTCTTCATGGCTTTCATCGGATTGCCATTTCTTAGATACCCTTCATCCATGAGCCATGTGAAGAAAGACGAAAAATTCCTTCTGTCATTATTTATTGTCACCTTAGAAACATCAGGGTAGTCAATCATCCTTCTTGCAAAATGCATTCTTACATCGTCTCTAGTCCACTCGAGAACGCTTTTTTTGATGTAGAAGTGAAGCCACTTTTCAAGAGTGACTCTATAGTAATCAATAGTTCTTTCCGATAACCCATCAATTTTCTTTTGAACAAGAAATCTCTGAATCAGTTCATTGTCATCCAATATATCTGTAGATATTTCATTCTTGCTCCTGACCAATTCAACTCCATCGAGTGCCACAAGCAGCACCCCTCGCAAGATTGTGAGTTCTTCTCCATTCAGCATCTTCATAGAGCATATTACTCTATTGATTATTTCGTCCTTTAACACTTAAACCACCTCTCATTACGTACATTGGAGTATGCAGCACAACATTATGTTTCCCTTCAACGCTGTTACCTTGAACAACTTCTGCATTTACTCCAGCCAGTGAAAGCTGCACATATGTCATGTAGACGCATTTATAATCCAAGTCCTGTGCTTTCACCTCCAATAACTGCTGATAGTTATATCCTTTTTCTTTCATCACTTTTGCATACGCAAGTATGTTTGCACCGCCACCGGAAGAGGGCTCATTAAGATATTCAGTTCTTCCATCATAATCAGCTAACGCAACGCCTGCCATCATTTTGCAAATATGAAATGGAGTGAAGAACTGACCTGTATGACTGTTTCCTGAACTTAATTCCATGTAGATCTTCCCAAGATAATCATCTAGATTGTTCTTTAGAAGAGAAGAAAGACGTCCTAACATGCATCCGAGTATTAAGAAATCATCTTTACTGTACTTTATAGCGATGTTGAAGAACGCCTTTTCGCGTTCTTCATCTGGTTCGATACTCTGCGCAATTGATAATGCTGACATTTCAACCCAGTCAGCGAAGACCTGGTGAGGAGTATACTTTCCAGCCATTCTATTGATATTGTCAATTATATATTTCACAAGACATCCCCCTTAACTAGTTTTTCTATTAGCCATTCATTAGACTCATCTTCAACCACCTCACAATTTTCTAAAACATCTTTGATCAGTGTAGGTGTACTGTCTTCCCATTGAACGAATTGGAATAACTTATTAAACATTTTCATGTGGTACATGCCACGACCAGTCCACCAAGGAGCACTCTCACTTTTTTGGGGTTCTTCATCATATAGAAAAATATTGCCATTGCCATCTCTAACGATATACATGTGTATTGTGTTGTCTGATAGATATTTTAAAATATCATATTCCAACTTAGATAACTTGATAGGCTCTTTGCATTCTGATAAGAGCCATTTAACTTTGATGTTCGAGCAGTGATTTCCTGCTTCATGAAAGAAACAATCCTTACAGACACCAAGACATTTCTCAATTGTGTGCCTATCTTTGCTTATTGAAAAATCAAAAACAACATTTGATTTTTCTAATATTTCTTTCTTAAATCTTTCTGCATTTAACATATTAATCACTCCCATTTCATATACATGCATTCTAGTGGAATATTTTCAGCCTGTTTTAAAATGCATTCTCTTACTGAACCTAATATATCAAGTGAACTAGCCACCGACCCCATGCTTAATGTCGGATTCAATTTTAGATGCTCTTTAGGACAATACATTAATTCTTTAATTCCTTTGTTTAAGCGCTCTACTGCATAATCACATCTATAATATTCTTCACTTTTGAAGTTCCAATCCATGCAACTTCTAAAAAGTCTGCCTAGTTTATAACCAGGAGAAGAAAATTCGGGATATGCGATTTCTGCGAATTTATCGCAGCCTTCAACTTTTACATAAATGCCAATGCTATAACTCATAATGATCACTCCTTTAATCTGTAATTCATTCTTCATGTTCTAAAAGCTCTATGGAAATAATATTACTTGCTGTAATACCAACATCAGAAACCTGAGGGCTTAGTTGTCTTCTACCCCCGAAAACCCACTCATGAATAATTGATTTCGCTTCTTTTTTTGAGATGCCAATGTTATATCCTCCGTAAAAATTACCTTTTACATATTTGGCTAAATTATCATCTGAAGGAATAACTACGTATCTAGATCCATCTACTAGATAGATATTTATTTGTTTAATATTTTCCATCAAGAACACCTCTAATCTTTTCTAGTACATCTTGCAACTCTCTATTTTCACATTCCGCTTCTTCAAAATCATATTCAGCGTCAGCGAGAGCGTCTCCTAAGTTATCACAATATTCTTCTAACGCTTTGATATATCCATCTTTGTCAAAAAGACTGTTGCTTACGTTATCATATCCGATAAAGTCTTCTTGCTGTGGTCTCTTTAAATTACTAACATCATACTTACTGTCTGGTTTTTTAATCCACTTGATGAAGTTCTCTTTTGAATAGAATGGACAGTCTCCGTCACAATCCCCAATGTCACAAGACACGTCAACCCTATCTCTTTTTAAAGAGTTATTGAAATGTGAACATGGGGCGATTCCAAAGACTTCATCATCTGATAGGAAGTCAGCGACTGCTTCTAGCTTATTGAGACTCACTAACTCCATACTTTTCTATATCCTTTCTTATTTCTTCTTTTTGAATGGCTCTTTCTACTTCTCTATTGATTTTGAATTTCTGCCACTCTCTGACTTTATCAATATCTAAATAACCCAAAGCAACTAACTCTGTGATACAGATAAGAACGTCTGCCACTTCTTCGTGCAGATCGTTTTTGTATCTATCATAAAAACCGTATCTTTTTAATTTAGTGATTGCCTGGATTAACTCTGCGCATTCTTCCGTTGCAATGGTAAGTGTTAAACCTTCGCCATTGATATGTGCTACTTTATCTAAATCAAGGATTTTATTTTGTGGATATTTTAATAATTCTGTAACTCTTCCGATTTCTTTAAACATTCTTTTAATCCTCCGAAACGAAAGTAATGACAATTGCTCCTAAAGTATTAGCAATACTTTCAGCTTTTACTACATTTTTGAATACTTTCGCTTTCTCTACTGTTTCATCCAATTTAATAGATGTTAGTGATGCACTTGTAACATACATATTTCCTAACTTTACCAGATATAATTTTTCCATTTTTTCTCTGCCTCTTTTCGCTTACTTTTCGACTAGCTGAACATCTGCAGCGTTTTCTTGAGAATTGACAGTGTAGCCGATAACGTAATATTTCTTTTTTAATTCCTCCAGTTCGTTCAAAAACTGCTGATAAGTGAAGTAGACCACTTTTTTAGTTAAATAATCATTCATTCTTAAGTCTCCTTTATGGTTGTTTTGAACTTATATTCAAACAATTTCTTCTTGATTGCGTAAACATCTGTTTTTCTGCCTTTTACATCTTCATAGATTGTTGTTCCGTTGACTTCATAGACAAAATCACAGATGTATCGCATTGCTCTTCTTTTTCTCTTCTTTCCATCAACCACAATTTCAAAAGATGGTACCAACTCGACGGGAACCTGAAGACGGAGATTCTTTATTTCTCCATCCTGTTCCATTTTCTTAAGTACTAAATACCTTCTGGCTTCTTTCTTGGAATCGAATGTGATTCCATCAACTGTTGTTTTTCTTGAGTTATACTTGCTCATTCAGACATTCCTTTTCTTTCTCCTAAAGAGCAAACAGCGCAATCACAAGCACTACAAGAATAAATGATAGTACTATAATGATTTTGCAGTCTCTTTTGATTTTCTTGTCTTCCCTGATAGTTTCTTCAAGGATGCTTTTCAAAGAAGAAACATATTTATTATTTCTAATTCTGAAATCTGCATATTCCTGTTTGAGGTCTTCATGCTCCTCCTGCAAATAAGAATATTCTTCTTCTAGCTTTTTATATTTTTCTTCCGCATCCTGAAGAGCTTCAAGATGTTGTTCCATTGTTATTCTCATTTTTTCACCTTCGTTCTTTCAAAATTCATAGTCACTATGATGACGCGTAACGTATATATATGGGGGAATCTCAAATTCCCCATATATTAATACGTACGCAGTCAGCAACTATGTTCTTAAAACTGGACACTGGACATACATATATTTATATATGTGTGTCCACTTACGTGTGTCCGCCTATTTTTTTAATAATTCCTTGCGAATATTCGAACCCTTCTAACTTATTCGACTTTATCCATCTTGTAACTGATTTCCTTAATGCTTCAATAGTTTTACCAGCTACAAGTCCACTGCTTGCTATATCTTTTAATGATGCTTCTCCATCAACATTTAATTGTTCAAATGCATTTATAAGCATTGCTACATTTTCATCTTGTTCTTTTTGCTTTGCTTCATTCATCTTTTCATATTTTGACTTTCTGCTTGATTTATCAGGACTGCAGCCCTTAAGCAGATTATTGTTATCAAGATAATGAAGAGGATATTTAAAGAACACATTGATAGGATCAAATGAAGCGAATTCTCTTAATGTTCCGCTGATCTGTAGAGCACTCATATGATTGACATTGTATAACTGCTTCTCTTTCAGAATCTCCAGTTCTGTCATCTGATCAAAATCAAGCATCTCTGCACAGTAGTTATTCATTGCTTCTAGATCATTCTCATCTGTCTTGAGCGTTTTATAAATGTATGTTCTCCAGTTAGGTACTGCTTTATCAAGCACTGCCTTGATTGTCTCCACTTCTGCTTCTTTTCTGAACCTGTCTTTCACTTCCTTAGGAATATCAAGTTCTATCATATCTAATAAAGCATCAGGGTCTCTTGCGAATACTCCAGAGCCGGAAGCTCTGTCCATTGACTTCTTAGAACCCTGCGCACCTTTAGAATGATGATGTGCATATATGACAGATGCGCCTGTTGCTTCTGCAATCTTGTCAAACTGGTTGCAGAAGTTAGCCATTTCTGAGGCACTGTTTTCATCACCTGTTATTACCTTGTAAATAGGATCTATCACTACCGCTCTGTAGTTTCTTTTCTTTGCTCTTCTGATAAGTTTTGGAACTAGCTTATCTAGTGTTAATGTTTTACCTCTCAGATTCCATGTGTACAGATTTTTTGAATGTCTTTTGCCTTCGGGTATTCCAAGTGAATTATAGACATCCTCGAATCTGTGAAGGCATGAAGGCCTGTCTAATTCGAAATTCACATAAAGCACATTTCCTTGTTTGCATTTTCTTCCAATCCATTCAGTGCCTTCGGTGATTGCTATACATAATTCAATAAGTGCAAATGACTTACCTGACTTAGAAGGGCCGACAAGAAGCATCTTATGCCCTTGTCTTAATATCCCTGGAATAAGTTCCTCTGCATAATCAGGTATGTTCTTTAATGAATCAGCAAGACATTCCTCATCCGGAAGATCATCATCAATTGATTCAATCCATTCTACCCATTCATCATAGGATTCCTTACCTGTATTAGTCTCAATGATGAACTGCTTATGTTCTCCCCTGACAACACCAGGCATTCTCGATAGACGAGAAGGATTCTTGTTCTGACCATCAACTTCAAGACCGTTCTTATCACATATCTTGTAAAGATATGCCACACGTTCTTTATATTCTTTAGAATCATTAGCCTCTATTTTAACGATTGCATGTATTGACTTAGAGCCACTGTATACAACTGCAGCAACTGGAAGCTCAATCTGATGGATTATAGATAACTGCTTTCCGATATCGATAGAATCAGATTCTACTAATGCATATTTGAATGATGTAATATCTGCATTTCTAACACCCTCACCATTCAGAGGATTGAATCTGATCCATGCTCCTGCCTCCTGATTGTAGTCTCCAAGAACCTCTCCGATATCATCATTACACTTATGAAGCTTTTCAATCAGTTCTCCAGCAGTCATCTTATATATTCCTCGATTACCAGGAATATATTTTCCTTTATCATTCTCCATAGACTGCATTACGAAGCCTACGTAATCATCAGTTTCAAATAATGTAGATAGGTATCTGATTAATTCATTTGATGGATGCCATTCATTATCAGAGGGTTCTTGTAGTTCTATCGAATCGACAGAATCAGTATCAATGATACTGCCTATCTCATCATCCCAATCAATTGCACCATCTTTATACTTTTCTTTGACTGGTGGATGCCATCCGCCTTTTTTAGCATATTCAAATATTGTTCCGCCAGTTACAATGGCACCAGCTTCTTCATTGAATGAATTCCATTTAGTGAAGCATTCGCCTTTTTTGTATCTGGAATCTGCACTGCTCCATGAATCCCAGTCATCTGCACTATATCCTTCATGCTTGAGTGCCATTCCCACATTGCACCATTCCTGATAGGAAAGAGAGGAAGGATCTATATATTCAAGAAGTTCTTTTAAATCATATTTTGTCATTTCGGTCCTTCCTTTCTAGAAAATTATTGTGGAACATATTCTTTTGGATTCAGTCCGTCAGGCAATTTCCAATTATTGGATGCAATTCTTGAAATCATGTTAGAAGCAGCTTTAAATGGCCAGTTACCTACATGCTCGAAGTTATATCTTTCAAGGAGTCTGATCTGCTTTGGTGTTGCAAGATGTGCCTTTCTTCTCATATCGAGTTTTTCAATAAGTTTTGATGCATATCCAGCATTAGGAATTTCTTGAGAGAATATTCCTTCACTTTCCAATAGTTTTAATTGCTTTTCAGTTGGAGGAGTACATTCCCATCCAAAAGAAGGAACATAATCCTGTAGATCTTCAGCTTCTATGCTCATTGCATATTGAATAGGATCAACAAGTTTTCTTTTCTTGTGCTTCATCTCTTCAAGCTGTTTCTGCAGTGCCTCTTCTCTTTCTTTGATAATGTCTTTCTTGGCTTCTTCCTCAGCATCCTGTATATCGAATTCCTCTCCAGCATTATCTTCCATCTTTTTTGTCATTCTGGGGCTAGTATAAATTTAGTGCCAGTCAAATAGAGAAAATATCTAAAAAAAGAA